AGCGCATCCTCGGGAAAGTTCGTGACCCTGCTGCCCATCACCCACTGCTCATACGGGTGATCCGGAGCCCAGCCGTAAGCGTCGACGACCGGCCGAATTGTGGCCGAATCGATCGACACGGCCTGTATGAGCCGGCCACCGATCGTGGTGTCCATGAAGACGGCGCAGGCTCCGATCACGCAGACGTCTTCGATGACTTCCCCTTCGAAATGGGTACGGCGCCGTCCACGGCCACCGAGCCCGCCCTCTTCCGCGAAAAAGTCCATTGCGGCGCGCTTCTGCTGGGTGATCTTGTCCTGAGTCATGTCGGGATCGATCGCCGCGAAGTCGATCGGCGTCGTCCACACCTGACGCTTTAGCTCGTTGATGCATGATCGAAGCACGTCGTAGTTGTCGGCGACGAGCCTAAGTGTGTCAAGCGAAACCGCCACACCCGGCCGGCGCTTGGGGTTGTACTGGATCGCCCAGTTGAACGGATAATCCCAGTGGAAGGGCACGCCGTCCCCACCCTGGTTGCCTGCCGGCGACGACGTCGGAACGCCGACGATCGTCGGATTCGGAACCCAGCCCGCGGCCCGCACGACGTCCTGCAGATCGCCCGGCAGTGGCAACATAGGCGAGCCATCTTGGGCTGCTCGCTTGATTGCGTCGAGGTAGCGCGCGACGCGATGATTCCGACGCCGCTCACGAAGCGCCTCCAGTAGGCTCGGCATAGCCCTATCGTCTAGGACCGATCCGCAGCCCACTTGAAGAACGACTCGAGCCCTTGCGCCGTCGTAGCCCAGCCTGAGTAGACGAACTCGTTGGCTAGATCGGCCCCAGTGTCGACGATGTCGTCGTGATCATGCGACTCGTCCTCACGGAACAGCCGGTGCTCTTCGGCGAACTCTTCATTCCAAGCGCCGCGCAGTAACACGACGTCGGATCGGTTGATATATTCCTGCCAGGTCCGCGCTCGGATCGCCTTTTTCCCGGCTACAACCACAACCTTGACGTCGTGGCCGGCTTGCTGAAGTCGAAGCTGCAGCTGCTCAGCCTGGGCCTTCCCCGCTGCCGCGGGGTCCTGCGGAATGATGACCGTGACAGCGCCGTAAGTGCGCCTGTCCGAGTCGGCGAGGTCAAAAACGGCCGAGCGAACGCGGTCAGATCCATACTGCTCGTGGAATAGGTCGAGCACGTAGATCCGGCCGTCTTCACCCTTCGCTCCAAGGAGCCCCGCCGAGAAGTCGCCGCCGCCCTCCGTCGCCCCGAAGTCCCAAGTGCGGGCAAACTGCAAGAGCTTGATCTTCCGAGGCTTACATTCAGGGTCGTCCGGCTTATCCTTGATCTCCGGCAAGTCGTCCAGCGAGTTCAGGTATTGAAGGCGTTCCTGATGGAAGAAGATGCCCCCGGCGCCTTTCACTTCCTGTTGGCACTCGCGAAGGAAGCCCTCATAGCCGTAGTCGTTGATTTGCTTCTCGCAGATCTCGATCGACTGACCTTCCCAAGTCGCCTCGCCGGCGATGATCCGGAACGTCCGACGTCCATCCCCGCCGGTCACGCGCTCAACGTGCAACCCGATTACCGCAGGAAACGGGCCCGAGATCTCGATGTCCAAAAGAAAATCAGCCTTCCCGCTCACGATACGCGACATGACCGATTGCTCGTGAACGAGGTTCTGGACGAACAGCACCGTGCAGTCGGTTGACCCCGAAGGAAGGATTGAGCGGGTGAGGCGCCGGATCTTCTTCGCGATGGTGTCGCTCGAGTCGTCTTCGTCATCGACGTCATCGAGCACGATGAGGTCCGGTCGTAAGTCGTCGAGCTTGATACCTCGGAGCCCGACGTCAAGGCCCACGGCGATGACGTTGAATCCATGCTCAGTTCGAAGGAGTGACCGAGTCCAGCCGCGCGACTGCCCGTACTTGCTAAGCAGCCGGCCGACGCCTATGCGCTCGAAGCCTGCCGCGATCGCGTCGACGTGCAGGTTCGCCTGCTGCTGGGTGCCGCAGACGTAGAGAACGCACCGGCGGCTCAGCTTCGTTCCAAGGTAGACAACAGCGGTCTCGGTCGTCGTGGATTTGCCCGAACCGCGGGGCCAGATTGCAGCGAACGGACGCGATCGGACATTGCGCGCCAGGGTCTCGACCCAGTTCCAGAGTTGAGTCTGTCGGTCGGCGAAACGAGCCGAAAACGCGGCGCTAAAATGACGCTTCAGGAACTCGAAGCAGTCCTTAGGGGGCGGGGCCTCGTCCTCTTCCTCAGTCTTCGGCTTCGGGGGCTTGTATAGACCCCGCTTCATCGCGTGCGACAGAAGTAGGCTCCTCGCCTTCTTCCTCGCACTCGGAGACAAGCCGAAGGAGGGTTTCATCATCAAGTTGCAGCAGGTCGAATTTTGCGGGTGCGTCTAACCCCAGCATCTTGGCGCGGCGCTCCATGATCTTGATCACTCGATCAATGGCCGGCATCGCGCCGCAAAGAGCCTTGCGCCAAATAGCGGCCGTGAGCCTGTCGAGCCGATGCAGTTCCAGGGCGCGAAACTGCAAGGCGCTGTAAGCTGTCGCCTCGTCGAGCTCGGCAAAAACCGCCTTGATGTCGCCATTGACGGCGCCAACACTGCAGCCGAGCTTCTCAGCGATCTCACGTTGATTGAGCCCAGCGACGAGCTCTTTCATAACCGCGGCGCGCCGCAGCTTGCGGGTGCCGGCGTATCGCTTTTTCTGATGCTTTCGCTGGTTGCCGTTAAGCATGAATATCCTCGCCGAGGGGCCGCTCCCGATGCTTCACCCGCTACGCGCATCCCTGCGATCGGTTGCGGCCCCTCGGCGTCATTAGAACTTAATAGCCTCTATCCCGAACACGACTCCAAAGACCGGATCTTGGCCACTTTCCACGGTGAACCTAGGACCGAACCAGATCGTCACGTTTCCGGCCACCTTGAACGGCGCAACGATCCCGAACCCACCAAGTGGCTGCCCGGTATTCGCGTCCGCGGCACCGAGGCCCCACACGTGGACGTCGAACCCCTTCTTCCCGAAGACGTCGACCGCCTTGAAGACGTCGTAGCTCACGGTGGGCTCGATCGTCCAGTTCGGAGACGCGGCCGTCAGTGTCACGGTGAACTTCGTCGGTGGACTCGCATCGTCGGCCCGAGCAAGGGCCGGCATGAACAGCACGAGCGTCAGCATCGCAATCAAAGTGAGTAATTGCTTCAAACTACACCTCCTGACAAAAAGCCTCGCAGGCAGCGCCTGCGAGGCGACACGGGCGGCTAATCGCCCTTGGGTTGAATCACGACGCCGTCGATCGAGTCGACGATGTCATCGAGCTTATAGCTCGCCGTGAAGCGTGACCCGTCTTTCGCGAGAGTCACCTCAACGTCGACGATTTCGCCTGTGCCCTCAGCCTTAGCCGTCACGGAAACATCCGGGCCGGTCGTAGTGTCGAGCGTGGCGATCTCGGAGTTCTCGAGATTCCATTGCGCGGCATCGTCGGCGCTAAGTGGCGTCAACGCACCGGACTTGTGATGCACGAGAACCTGTAGGGGAAGAACGTCTTTTACATTCATGGAATCACCTTCGTTGGATCACGATCCCATCGGTCGGATCCGGGTCTTGATTGAGATTGGAGAGCTGCCGCGACACGGCGTACAGCCCTTGAAGCGTCGCCGCAGCAAACGCGATCACGACCGTTCGCCAATCGCTGAGCGTGCCTGTCATGAGTGCGGAGCCCAGGAACGACACCAGGAACGCGATAACGAACGCTGAAGCGATTTTGAATCTGTTTAACCCGTTCATCTCGCACCATCCTTGTGAAACTCATTCGCACGGTAGCAGCCATCCTCTAGGATCCTGTCGACCTTCGACTCCATACGCTGAAGCGTCTTTGTTTGAGCTTCCTGCGTGGTTTTGAGGGTGGCGAGCTCCGTGGCGAGCTTTTCCCTGTGGGCACCGTCTGAGGCCTTGAGCTCGGCGACGATGGTGTCGCGGATCTGGTCGAGGGACTTATGGCTCAGGGGCTGGACGATGGCCACCCGCACCTTGGACGAGGCCGCACCGGTGAAGCCGACGAGGATACCGAGGGCCAGGGCGGCGACGAGGGCCGCCGAAACGACGGTCTTGAGCTTGTTCATGGTTGACTCCTATTTTCTGTGATCACTTGTCTCTCTGGCACCCGCCAGATCCTGGGCCATTTGAATATGTCGGTGGATCACCTCGCAGGATTCGTTCAGTTCGTCCCATTCCCGAGGCGCAAGGGTCAGCTCGATGATCTCTTCGATCCCCTGGCGCC